TTTTTTTTTTATTAATATATTGTCTTATAAAATGATGATACTCTATATATGTTTTTTTTGTTAAAAACATAGTTACCGAATTCGGTATATATGAATATATAATTTCAACTATTATTTCGGGTAATATATCTATATTTTTACAAAAATCTACAGCATTATTTGAAAAAATCACCATAATATAATATTATTTATTAATTTTAATATATTTTTGCAATATTCATTATTCAATTCATCTATGTATATTATACATAGGTTCATCCTGTTTCTGCGCTTGTATCACATGGTTTTTTTACACCAGACGTTATGCCATCCCATGTTACTTCACAAGCGGTTGCCCAATTATATTTTGAACAACTACTGTTTGAACCCGTAAAAGGGTATTGATTAAAATTCATTGTATTTTTATTACCTTGTGTTGGCAAATTACATCTGCCTAAACTATGCGCATTAAAACATGCTTCACCGTTTCCAGACATATCAACCCAATAGTCGGGACATTCACCAATAATTGGAGGCCAATTATCATCTACTTTTGAATTTGATAATGAAATACCAATAATAACTAATATAACAATTAGTAATATTGTAGCTATTGTTAATACTAATTTTTGAAAAACCATTTCTATATATATATACTTTTAAGAAAACTATAGTAAAATATATTAAATAAACTAACAAAATATACATAAACAATATTATTCATATTTTTTTATGAATGTATTATAATATGAATAGTTATACAACTTCTAATGGACGCATTGATATTATTAATAAAACACAAGGACCAGATTTAAGCAATTTATTTGCTATATATGATAAAATACCAGCAAATCAATGTGCGACATATAGAGAACCTACATTAGGACAATGGGACGAAACTGCCCTATCACGTGCATATTTCTCTAAAGAAAATATACAAATAATACAAAATGGAATAAGGGCTGGAGTATATAATAAATCAAATCATCAATATATTGTTGCACCACAAGATTGCGACACCCTTAAAATCATAATGCGAAGTGTATTCTTACAACATGCGGTAAATCAACCTCAACATATAACAGCACAAATTGAACAGTTAAATAAGATGGTGTTGGATTATTGCATATTTCACGTTTATTCTGAAGCACAAAGTTATATTAAATATTTACATGACGTCAGCACATTGGCAGTTCCACTTTCTACTCCAATTGTTGAATCTCAAAAAGATAAACATAATTATTTAATGCCTAATTGGTTTTAGAATGAAAATAAAACATATGTTGTTAGTTTGTCTCGGCTTACAAAGACAAACAGAAAAAGAAATTATTTGTTACCACCAAATGAACTAGAAAACACACTATTCAATCAACAAAAATAATAACTAACTAACAAATCAAAAAAGTTATTGAAACTATGGATGTTAAGTTATAAAATATCGAAAAATATTACACAAAAGAGTATGACTTAAGTTTTATTGAATGATAATTATAATATTATAAACAAACAACTAACAAGTCAAAAAACTATATTACATAAAAATAAAAACAAGATATGTCTTACAAGTATATACATTTTTATATATATTTTTGTTGTCTAGTTATCATTTGTTAAACTTCTTCTTCCAATTCTAATACATGCTTCTTAATTATCTTCTTTGCACCACCAGCTACCTTTTTAATTGTCTTCTTTGATTCCTTTACTTCTCCTATTTGTGCCTTTGCTCTTTCTTTTTGATACTCAATATATTCATTTTCAAGAATTTCTAATTCTGACAACCACATTTGCTGAATTGTAGTTGCATTTACACTATCTAATTCTTCTTGTTTGTCTTGATGTTCTTTCGTCAATTTTTCTACATTCTCTTCTGAAACAGCATCCATACGCATCTTTACCAAATACTCATACATATTTTCTTCATCATCAAGTATATCATATTCTTTTTCTGCAAGCATATCAATTATTTCTTGCTTCTTTTTCTTTCTCAAATCAATCGTCCCTTCCAATAATTCTTTAATATATTTTACCTTATTTGATAATTCCATTATTTGTTTTTCTAAAGCATCGATCATATAATCTTTTCTATATTCATAATAATCTATACGAATATCATAATAATCATCAATAATTTCTTCAACACTATCGTATTTCTTTAATTTATCTTCATAATTAAATAAATTCATATTTGTAGTTGAACATGTCGAATATAACTTCAATAATTTTTCTAATCCATTACATCCATATTCTCCCTTTGCAGCTTCTAATTCTTGAACTTTTCCTTTACTAAACGTAATTACGAATTCAACAGTTGTATCCGTATAATTTTCATATACATCTTTTACAATGGGAACAATTTTTTTGCCATCCTTATCTTTATCATTCTCAAGTTCACTTAATAATTCTTTAAAATCAGAAGTCCAATGACCAATAGGCAATTCAGTTACACGAATTTTATCTGTATCCATAGTTTCATATTTCCCCTTGAACACAAACTTTGTATCATTTATCTTTTCAGTTACACCTGTAAATCCTTCATAATAAGGCAAGAATTCAACATTATTATCTGAAATATTCTGCAATTTATTCTTTAAATATCGAATAATATCTTTTGGATTATAACACATTATTTCAGTGCTAAATCCAGTTCCTATTCCCTTTGTTCCATTTACTAAAACCATTGGAATAATAGGAACATAAAATTGCGGTTCTACTAATGTTCCATCATCATTTAAATACTTTAAAATTGTATCATCTTTCTCTGGAAATATACATCTTGTTATTCTTTCAAGTCTTGTAAAGATATATCTTGGGCTAGACGCATCTAAACCACCTTTAATTCTAGAACCAAACTGACCGGACGGAAACAATAAATTGATATTATTAGAACCTATGAAATTTTGGCCCATTCCTATAATTGCCTTATTCAAGCTTTCTTCACCATGATGATAACCTGATTTCTCAGATACATAACCCGAAAATTGGGCTACCTTAATTTCACTTTTTAAATTCTTTTTAAATGCGCAATACAATATCTTCCTCAAACTGATTTTAAGTCCATCCATTACATTTGGAATACTACGGTCACAATCATATTTCGAAAAATGAATGAGTTCTTTGTTAATAAACTCTTCATAAGGAATCATTGTTTTACTAGTATCCGCAAAACTATTTCTATTATACACATTTTCTAACCAACTCTTTCTATGATCTGCTCTTTTCTTATTAAATACCATATCAATGGCGTCATCACTTTTTTCTCCAGTATGTTCAAATCCAACAAATTTCTTTTCTTGAAAATACTCTTTGAATTCTGTTTTTGTTGAAGTTCCTAAACCCTTATAATATTTTATTATCCATCCTTTTGTTTCACTAGTTCTCTTCCATTGTTCATATTCTCCTTCATTATAAAACTTTAATTCTTGATTGCCTTTTTTTGCTTTCAAAATTGGAGTATTCATAAAACCAATAAAGCCTGGAATATGAGTTAAACTAGGCCATTCATTTTGAAACAAATTAATTCCTAACCCCTTAATATGTGACCCATCTAAATCTTGATCTGTCATAAATACAACTTTGCCATATCTCAAATGCTTATGTACATCTTCAATTGTTTTATATTCTTTTCCACTTTCTAAACCAAGAATTTTCTTAATTTCTGCAATTTCTTTATTTTCAGTTATTTTCTTGATTGCTTCACCTCTTACATTCATCACTTTACCCTTAAGAGGATATACACCAATCATATTTCTATCTTCAGACGATAATCCAGAAATAACACCTGTTTTTGCTGAATCTCCCTCACAAAATATAATCATACAATCTTTCGATTTTTCAGTTCCTGCCCAATTTGCGTCATCTAATTTAGGTATACCTCCAACTTTTTTACTCTTTGTTCCATCTGTCTTTTTAGCAGCCTTATTTTCCTTTACTTCTGTAATAGCACATGCCGCCTCCATTACCCCCATTTTTGCAACTTTCTCAATAAATTTATCACTTACATCACATTTAGAACCAAACTTAGCAATTGGTGTATTCATAAAATCCTTTGTTTGACTATCAAATGCTGGATTCTCTATATCACAACGCAAGAACAATATTAATTGCTCTTTAATTGAGTTTGGATTCACCTTTACCTTCTTTTTCTTTTCAATATATTCAGCCAATTTTCTTGTAATTTGGTTTAAAATATATTCTACATGTTTTCCACCTTTCGATGTGTATATACCATTCACAAATGAGACCTGAATAAATTCATTTGTGGGGGTCAATGCTACCGCATATTCCCAACGCGTGTTAGAAACTTCATATACTCTAGGTGCCGTAGTTTTTTCTCCAATATATAAATTAATGTATTGTTCAAAGTTTTTTGTAGGAATAATAGATGAATTATACTTTACCTTTATTGTTTTGTCGGTGACTGCAGAAATATCATATACTCTCTTTTTCAATAAAGAAATAATATCTTGAGATAAATTTTCAATTCCCAATCTCTTATAATCAGGTTTAAATGTTATTTTAGTATATGGTTTTGCTTTAGATGCCTTTGTGATTTTTGGCGGACAAATAGTATCCAAATTATCTTTGAATTCTTGTGTATATTTTAACCCGCGAATATGATCAACAGTTTCGATTGAACCATGGGTTGACCAAATCAATACGAGTTTAAATCCAAACCCATTCTTTCCACCAACAATTTTCTTTTCATCTTTATTATAGTTTGTAGATGTTCTTAAATGCCCAAATATCAATTCTGGAACCCAAGTTTTATATTCTGGATGCTCAACAACATCAATTCCATTACCATCGTTAATCATGGTAATAGTTCCATCTTCATGAATTGCAATATCAATATATGTAACTGGTAATGAATTTTCGACATGTGCATCAATTTTAGATTGCATTCGAACTACATGATCTCTGCAATTTACAATGCCTTCATCAAATAACTTAAATAAACCAGGAATATAATTGATATTCTTTTCTATAATTTTATCACTAGTTTCATTCATAATCCACATATTCGAATCAACAGTTTCAACTGAACCAATATATGTATCTGGATTATCTAATATATGTTGTTTATCAGTCTTTTGTTGGACATCAAAATATAATACGTTATCTTCGGTGGAGCTCATCGTATAGTTTATAGTATACTAAAATAGCGTTTAAATTATTTCAATTTTATTTATAATAAATAGTCTTTTCCAGATTTATCTATTACAACTTGTTTAGCTATATTGCTTATTATTTTGTGTATATTTTTATTGCTTTCTTCTACTGAACCTCCAGACATTGAATTGCTTACAATTTTTAAGTATAAATTATTTTTTTTAGATTCGGAATTTGTGCAATCTGGATTTTCATTTCGCCATTCTGTTATATTTTTTATATTTTCGTTTGCGATAACCTTAATTGCTTTTGTTAGTATAGGTTTGCTATCTTCTTCTTTAGTCCATTCATTGTTATCTTTTATATATATAACTTCTCTTTTTTGGTCAGAACAATGTATAGGTCTGTCATGTATTTGTAAGATTTTTAAGTTATTAAGTATTATATTAGAAATGCCTTCAACATATCCTAATCTTCCTGTAGCTTCTAAATCAGCTATTTGTGGTTTTATAGAACTAACAAAATCTCCAATATTCATTGCTCCTTTACATGTTTCATTTAAAAAGAATTGTAAATTAAATGTTTTATTATGAGAATGGTTATTGTTAGTATTGATAGAGATATTATTATGAGTTCCATTTTTAATTACTTCCATAAGTTCGCTATTTTGTTTAACTAACATCATCATAAGTTGTTTATCTGATAAAATGCTTTCTTTTATATTTGTGGATGATTCGTCTGCTATGCATTTTTTTTGATGTTTCCAAAGTCCATTACGTGATTGATATGGTTTAGAACAACTTAAACAAAAAAATTTTACTTCATTATGTGTTGTAATAGATTGATTGTCGTTGGTTTCTTTTTTATAAGTTTTTAATAATTCATAATGTTGTTTTTCTTTAATTCTTGCTTCAGTAACATCTTTACAGTCATATTTTGCGATTTCAATCATACTCCAATTTTCCCATCCTCCATGGTTCCGTATTGTATTGTATATATTTAATTTAGAACTATTTTTGCATTGCATCTTGTGTTGGTATTTGCGTTTAATGAAGTTAGTTGTATGACCGATATATATATCAGTAATAGATGGTTCGTTACATATAATTTTGTATATAATAGTATTTGAGTAGTCGATAATATCCTTTGGCATATATAGTATATTTTAAGATTTTTTTAAATTAAAATCTTAAAAAATCTCAAAATTGTCTTAAAAAATCTCAAAATGTCACTAAAATGTTTCCAAAAAATGGACAAAAATGAGAATCCTAAAAAATGGCGAAAAAAGTATGCTCACACTTTTTTTCGCCATTTTAAAAATATGTGAGCATTATGGTAATGGTCTCATTTTTAGAAGGCTTTTTTGGAAACTTTTTTTGGTTTTCCGATTTTGGACATTTTTAAAAATGTCCATTTTCATTTTTGGCCCCGACTTTTTTAAAAAAAGTTTCAAATAATATATATTATTGATTTTTGAACTTAAAGACTCTTTAAATTACTTTTAAAATAATATATTATATATCCCTTTTTGAACTTAAAGACTCTTTAAATTACTTTTCAAATAATATATATTTATACATATACATTTGTTAGTTTATTTTATTTCCTATTTTATTCAATAAATCTTCGCTATATACTAACTTACCAGAAGGCTTATACGAATCAATTGGAGTATATTTTTTACTATTTTTAATTTGCTGTATACTACCTACATTTTGCGGTTGCTCTTCTTCTTGTTCATTTATGTCTTCTTCAATCTTTTCACCATATTCATTTATAACAATACCAGTCTTCTTTTTTATTTCTGTTCTTACATATGCCGGAACCCAATGATCCCAGCAAATAAATAACGTATTTGGATGGAAATAACGCACATTAAATCCATTCTCTTGTAATGAATTCATTATATAAGCAATACACCCAGCTTGATCGTATTTTGGCACCCCTATTATGACTTCTGGAACTACAAACCAACAAAATTTTTCATATATACTATTCTTTGCAGTTGTCTTTATTCTAACATGAATACGATTTAATATTTTTTTAAATAATTCCAATTTATTTAAATCTATTTGACGTTTTTTTTCGTATAATTCATCTATATTTATCTTTTCAGAAAAGTCTGAAAAGTTTTCCAAAGTAAAAATATTCGCCATTTGTATTTAATTAGAAAACTTTTTAGCATTTTTTCGCAATTATAAATGAACGCTTTTCCAATCTATTCGTAATTAAATCTTACAATTTACATTTTGATTCAATTTTTCAAAAAAACAATACGAATAAGGAATAAACCCTGTTTCTTTACTAACACATATTTGCGTTCTACTTGGAGGCACATAAGTTACTCTTAACAAATACCTCAATTCAACAATTAGGATAACCAACATGTTTACAGTTATCAATCAACTTTTAACACATTTTTCAGGGGCTAATCTTGTAATGGCTTTTCCATCTTTGTAGGTGATAAGCCATCTTTTATTGTTTGCAACTATTACAATTTAAATAAAATCACAAATAATAATTATGACAATAAAACATTTGGTTATAAGCGGAGGCGGACCATTAGGATTAAGATATCTAGGCGCATTAGAAAAACTAGAACAAGACTGTTTTTGGCAAATAGATTCTATTGAATCTATATACGGAACATCTATTGGAGCTATAGTTGGAGCATTTATTTGTCTAAAATATAAATGGGAAACTTTAAACAAATATATTATTGAACGCCCTTGGCATGACGCATTTAAAGTAACCGCAAAACAAATATTTGATTCATATTACAATAAAGGCTTATTTGATAAAAAAATGGCAGAAATTATATTTAAACCTTTATTGCAAGCAAAAGACCTAAGTTTAAACATCACTTTACAGGAGTTTTACGAATACTCCAAAATCGATTTGCACATTTTCACTTTTGAATTAAATAAATTTGAAACTGTTGAGTTATCTCACAAAACTCATCCAGAGTTAAATTTATTGCAAGCTTTAACAATGTCGGCGGCATTACCCGGAATATTTATGCCAATTATTATTGACAATTGCTGTTATGTAGATGGAGGCGTAATGTGTAATTATCCTTTAAATTATTGTTTAAGAGACCACGACAACAAAGATGAAATATTGGGAATCAAAATTTCATACAATAACGAAACAGATAGTTTCAAAAATGTTCAAATTACACAGGACACATCTTTACTTGAATATGTTATTTGTTTAACACTTAATGCAATGAATTTTATAAGGGATACAGTAAAAATAGAACACATAGAAAATACAGTGAAATGCTTTATAACAGACAATCCACTGACATTGGATTTTATGCAAGAATCAATATCAAACCAAGATTTACGACGACAATGGATTAAACAAGGTGAAGAAGATGCGATTCAATTTACTAAAGAACTGTGTTCAAAAATTGCTCCATAGTTGATTTAGTTGGTTTAGCGTCATATTCAATAACTTGATTGTCTTTAATTAATTTAATTGTAGGATAACCTTCTATACTATATTTATCCATTAATTGCGTTATTTCAGCCGTTTCAGTAGTACAGTTATGTTCCACAAAACTAACATTATAACCATTAATATTTTTTCCGTCATATTCTTCTTTCAATGATTCCCATTCTGGTTTAGCATTAGTACAATGAGGACACCATTCCACATAAAATAACATTAATGTTGCTGTTTTATTTGAATTTTGGTCTTTGGGAATATGCTCTCTATTGGCATGAAAAGATGTTTTTCCATCAGTATATTGTTTATATGTATAATACGCAAGTAACAGAACTAACAATATAAAAATAATGACGGCAATTACTTTCCAATTTATAAATCCGGTAATTCGTTGCATAATAGATAAATTGCCACCAGTTTTTAATACATTTAAATTAGAACCAACAGGATTAATAGTAGGTGTTTTTGTTGAAAAATTGTTCATTATATATACTAAATAAGAATAAATAAACTTAAAATAAACTAATATGATTTTGTAATAATACTAAAAAATGGTTCGTATTACTGAAATTATTAGAACTAACAAAAATAATGAAAAAATGTAGCTACATAATACATTTGTTTTTAATGGATCCCATTTACTATTTTCATTCCAAATATTTATATTGAAATTGTTTATAAAATTGTTAGTTTGTTGTTTGTTGTAATATAATGTATATCCTAAAAGAGTTATTATAATAACTTTTCCAAATATTGAGGATAATAAAAATGAATTTAATGGAGTAAATATAAATAAAATAATCAAAATAAAAGAAATGCCAAAACATAAACATACATTTTGAGTAGCTTTTGAAAATTGAATAATCATTGGTGTTGTATTGATTGCGTTTGAAGAATTCATAAGTAAAATATAGTTATATTTTATTTTTAATATATAATTATTATAGTTATATATAAATGACACAAACTAGAAAAAATAGCAAAGGAAATAAAAGTCAAACAAAAAAAAACCGTGTATTTAAAAAAGGTGATTTTTATTCTGGTGATGGGTTTTTAACGACTGTTTGGGGACCAGCTCAATGGCATATGTTACATACAATTAGTTTTAACTATCCAGTAAATCCTAGCTTAGAACAAAAGAAAATATATAGAAATTATGTATTGTCTTTGCAAAATGTGTTGCCGTGTGGAGCGTGTAGAAAAAACTTAAGAACTAATTTAAAACATTTACCGTTAAAAATGTCTGATATGAAATCACGTGATACGTTTTCAAGATATATTTATAATTTACACGAATTAGTAAATAAAATGCTTAAAAAGAAATCAAATTTATCATATTGTGATGTGAGGGAGCGTTATGAGCATTTTAGAGCAAGATGCGTGGATGAAAAGCCGAAAGTATATAAGTATTCAGAAATAAAAACACGTAAGCATTCCAAAGAAAAAGGGTGTACTGAACCGCTGTATGGTAAGAAGGCTAGATGTATATTGAATATTGTACCACAAGATGAGAAGGGACAAAGTATTCAAATAGATAAAAAATGTATGAAACATAGGGCATAATTCACAACGTTATATTCTTAGGGTGTTCGGGGGTTCCACCGCAATTACATTCCAAATGTTGAAAAACTATTTAATACAGGCATTGGCATAAAATCTTGATTGAATGCTTTATATGTAGGTCGCTTAACGCATTCGAATGAAGGTTCTTCGCATCTCTTACACGCTGGGCATGGCGGGCATTTCGTTACATCAAAATTGTCAGGAGATTGAACTATCGGGTCAGGGCACTTGGGACAAACAGGGGGAACCACTTCTGTTTTCAAAATATACAAATCTTCTTGTCCATCGGGAATTTGTGAACGTGGGATGCCTTGTGGCAAAGAATTGTAATATGCTGAAGAATCATATGTAGCATATGTGTTTCCCGCTGGCCCAGTATAAGTAGATGCTTTTCCACCATTTGGTCCATAATATGTCGATGAACTATATGCAGTATTATAATCAGTCCCAGTTTTATTATTTTCTGAATCATATTGATTTATAGTGTCATCTTGACCATTATTATATATATTATCGGCTGTATAAATAATTTTAGAACCATTTGGTGTTGTAATTTCTACAGCTTGTTTTCCATTATCTCCGGATATCATTTTAGCGGAACCACCATTTGGTCCATAATAAGTAGAAATATCAGGATTATTAGAATTTTTATCAATGTAGTAAATTTCAGTAGTTCCATTTTTGTTAGTTATTACAATTGTATTATTGTTTGGTGTGCGAATCACTCTAGCTGTTCCGCCATTTGGGCCATAAAAGATGGTAGGATAAGAAGTTCCATTATAATGATTATAATTATCAAAATTGACGTTAGTTAAAAATGCGTTTGACGAGTTAGAATTGTCAGTTGCAGTTGAATTAGTATTATTTTGTATATCTGAATTATTTTCCATACCTTCATGTATTTTTCCGCCTAAAAATGAACATAAAATTAATCCTAATAATAAAATTATAAAAAGTATTAATAATTCACTTTCCATTGTATAATTTATACAGTGAAAAAAATGTGTTTATTTTGTTACAAAGTTTAATTGGTTACAAAGTTTTTTGGATACGCATTTCCTAAAGGTGGAAAAAGTGTCTATATTTTGGACAACCTTTCCTAAAGGTGGAAAAAATTGATTTATATTATATTTAATATTAATAATTAAACACTAAGAATGTCTGCCAAAAAAGAATGGGTAAGTGCAATTATTATCGAAGATGATGACACAGTTGATGCATTGGTAGAACCTATTATGTTAGAGCCTACTAATATAATAAAAAAAAGAAAAACTCAAAAAGCATTAAAAAAAATGTTTGAAGATGATATTACAATAATAGAAATAGGTATTGATGAAGCTGGTAGAGGACCAATGTTTGGTAGAGTATATGCTGGAGCAGTAGTTTTGCCTAAAGATGATAGTTTTGATCATTATAAAATGAAGGATAGTAAAAAATTTCATTCAAAAAATAAAATAGTACAAGTATCTCAATATATAAGAGAAAACGCAATCGCGTGGGCTGTAGAATATGAAGATGAAGAAACAATAGATAATATTAATATTTTACAAGCTACACAATTGGCAATGCATAAAGCAATAAAAAATGTATTATCTCAACTAAAAAATATTGAAAATGATAAAATTTTGTTGTTAGTTGATGGTAATTATTTTAAGCCATTATCAATTTTGAATAAAAGCAAAACAAAGTTGGAAACAATAAAATATCAATTGGTTGAAGGAGGTGATAATACATATACATCAATAGCGGCAGCATCAATATTAGCAAAAGTAGACAGAGATGCTTATATAGATAAGTTATGTGAAGAAAATCCAGAATTAATAGAACGCTATGGAATAGATTCAAATAAGGGATATGGCTCAAAAAAACATATGGATGGAATAAAACAACACGGTATTACAAAATGGCATAGAAAAACCTTTGGTATTTGTAAGGAATATTGTTAAGTGGTTGAATCCTTAAATTAGTGTTAATTTAAGCCGAACACATTTCGCAAATTTCTTCCTGTTCTTCTACTTTTTCAATAACCTCTGGTTCAATAGTGAACTGTTGAGCCTGATGTTTAGCCTTTCTACGTAAATAGTATATACCAGTTTTTAAACCTTTTTCCCATGCATAGAAATGCATTGATGTTAATTTGTTATAAACCGGGTCTTCCATCCATAAATTTAAACTTTGACTTTGGCATATATATGGACCCCTATCTGCCGCCATATCAATGACATGTTTCATAGGAATTTCCCAAACTATTTTATATTTATTACGAATATGTTCTGGTAAAACTGTTAATTGTTGTATAGAACCTTTATTTGCAATAATATTATTTTTTATTTGTTCATTCCAAATACCAATTTGAATTAATTCTTTCATCAAATATTTATTTACAACAACAAACTCACCAGCCAATGTTCGTCTTGAATATATATTACTTGTAAATGGTTCAAAACATTCATTAAATCCTAATATTTGTGATGTTGATGCTGTTGGCATTGGAGCGACTAACAAAGAATTTCTTATTCCATAGGATTTAATTGATTCTTTTAACTTAGACCAATCATATCGTACTGATGGAGTAGTTCCCCACATATCAAATTGCAGAATTCCGTTTGAAGCAGGAGAACCTTCAAATGTGCTATATGCACCCAATAAATATTTATTATCTCGTTGCAACGTAGTATATTCTTCTATATCTATAATGTTTAATGCTTCTAATCTAGTTTTAGACAGTAATAATTTTGTTCTTTCAATAGATAATTCATTACTTTTTTCCAATGATGCGTGATAAATTGTTTCAAAAATCTGTTTATTAACTTGTTTTGCTTCGTCTGAATGAAATGGAATGTCCATTAAAACAAATGTATCCGCCAATCCTTGAACACCAATGCCAATAGGTCTATGTCTCATATTACTTCGTCTAGTTTTTTCAGTAGGATAAAAATTAATATCAATTACTTTATTTAGATTATTAGTTACAACCTTAGTAACATAATGGAGTTTTTCATAATCGAATGTTTTATCAGTTTCATTGACAAATAGAGGTAACGCAATAGAAGCTAGATTACATACAGCGGTCTCTTTAGCGTCTGAGTATTCCATAATTTCGGTGCATTGAGAAGTAATTATTCCATTAAAAATTCCCATATTTCTTTTTGGTTCTGTAAAACAATATGTATCATCTATGCGATTATTATATTCCACCTTATTAATTTTTATAAATTGATTCGCATTTCTAGGTGGTTTAATCCCACTCAATTTTATACGCTTTGGTGAAAACCCTAGTTCTATTAATGTATATAAATCATATGACGTAACAATTAATCTATATGAATTGTTACAACCAGTGCTATCAGGCGAATAACATTTATCCCTAGTTTGTTCTAATTTAACTTTTGGGTTTATTCCACAAGTTTGTAAAAACAGTTTAACAGATTTTAGAAATTCATAATCAATAGAGCATACATGAATTTGTTCATGATTTCCATTTATTGATATTGTTCCATCTGCATCACAAAATCCAGCAAACCAATCCAATTTGTCTTTAATTGAACAATTATGTGATGGAATGATAAAACGATTACTTGTATAATATTTGTCCAATTTATCTGTTCCATCTATAACGGGAAACGAACAATTAATTAATTTGTCATTTGGCTTTAAATCTTTTGCTTCAACTACTTTAATAGATGTGTCTTGTATATAGAATTTATGGTATAAAGTGCAACTTAATTTAGAACCATCATCTGTAAAAACGTCTATTAATTCTTGGTCTTCGCCTGTTTTTACTATTTTTACACTTGAAAATTCTTCTCCATTCCATACTTTAACATCTTGTCCAACGAGTGTTTGAATTTCTTTATGTCCATCTATTGTCAAAATAGTTGTTTCTGGTGCTACGCATAAATTTGAACTCTTAATTGTTCCAACATTTTTTTGATTTGATTTCATATTTGCTGCGTCTTTATACAATAAATATGGTGTCCCAGTTTCCATTTGAGAATCTAAAATCGCAAACCATAAATCCCGTGCCATAATAGTCTTTCTTGCCTTTCCTTCTTCCTCATATTTTTCATATAATGTTTTAAATTCTAAACCATACACATCGGACAACCCAGGACAATCATGAGGACAAAATAATGACCATTTTCCTTGCTTATCTTTTACTCTTTCCATAAATAAATCTGAAATCCATAAAGCATAAAATAAATCACGAGCTTTAGATTCTTCATCTCCATGATTTTTTTTCATATCGAGAAATTCAAACACATCTGGATGCCATGGTTCTAAATAAACGGCAAAAGAACCGTTTCTTTTTCCTGATTGATTTACATAACGTGCAGTATTATTATAGACACGCAACATTGGTACTAGACCATCTGTTTTACCATTTGTTCCCTTTATATGTGAATTTTTAGAGCGAATATTATGAATATGAAGCCCTATTCCTCCAGAATATTTAGAAATTAAAGCACAATCTTTTAATGTATTATAAATACCATCAATGCTATCATCTTCCATTGCTATTAAATAACAACTAGATAATTGTGGTCTAGGTGTTCCAGAGTTAAATAATGTTGGAGTGGCATGAGTAAAGAATTTTAGAGACATTAAATTATATGTTTCTTTGACTAATTCTAATGCATTTAAATCTTTAATGTCGCCATGTATTCCAATTGCTACACGCATCCACATATGTTGTGGCCGTTCAACAATTACATCATTTTTTTTGAAAAGATATGAACGTTCAAGCGTTTTAAATCCAAAATAATCAATTAAATAATCTCTATTATAATCAATCATTGAATCAATTTCTGTTTTATATTTACATACAAAATGCCATAGATTTTCAGACACAAGTGGATAATGTTGGCCATGAATATCGGTAAAATCATATAATTTTCTCATTACTTCACTAAATACATTACTAGTATTTTTTTGATGATTTGATACAATTATACGTCCGGAAAGTGTGCCGTAATCAGGGTTTAGTGTAGAAAGAGATGCACATTGTTCGGCAGCTAATTCGTCAATTTTGGCAGTAGAAATAGTGTCGTATAACTGATCAATGACCTTCATAACTAATTGTTGATAATTGATATGAATTCCGGCTTCTTGACCTAATTTTTTAATACGGGTTAGAATTTTATCAAATTCAATTTCTTCTAAATCTCCATTTCGCTTAGTTACGCGCATAACATTTTCCATATTGTTGTATATTATATGTTAGTTTAATTTTAAGTTATTTTTTGAAAAGTTTATTTAATAAGTTTTTATATAAATATATAATATGAAATATAAACTTATAGGTTGTATAGTGTGTTTAATAGTAATAGCAGTAGTCGGTTTTAAATTAGTTAATCAATATGAAGGATTTACTAATTTATCCAATCTAGGAACTTTTCCAAAGTCGGTTGAACAAGGCATATTAGATGATTACAAATTAATAGGAAAAAATGAAACATCTAACAACAATTACAATCAAATATGGTGGCATTATCCTATATTTACATTAGGTTCTTATGAACAAATAACTAACAATTTACAACATAGATATAATCCGGATGACGGAACATGCGTTCGTGCTGATTTTTGTGGTGCATTATATCGTGATAAACAAGATATAAAAAGTAATGTAACAACACCGTTACCACCAGCAGAAGAAGGACCAGGAGCTAGAGTGGGATATTTTAGGTCTGTTCCAAATGAGTTATATTTTTCAATTCCTACTAATGAAAATATAATGTATTGAAATTATTTTATATTCAGTCCCTTACAACCCAGAAACAAATAGTATTGAATAATATTTTAATCAATTAAAACATTACATCAAAAGAAATTCCAAATACATATGAAGATATTTATAATAAAAAATGATAGAACTTAATGAAACATTATATAAAATTAGATAAACCAAATACATTTATAGAATTAGAAAAAAGTGTAAAAACATCAATAAACAAAATAAAAGAAGAAAATTATAAAAATTACTTTATTTATGCTTATAATAAAGATTACTATAAAAATAAAACAAATAAAAAGAAATATAACAAAAGAAGAACATTAAAGATTTATAAGGATTAATAAAAATCGGCATTTAAATACGCATTGCTCTAAATTAGAACAGGTGTAAAATGCAATAAACAACCGTTACTAGTTGGTGTCATAATTGGAACTTCCTTTTTTTGTTTTCGAGTAGGAGCTCTGTGTTCATGCCCACTTATCCTTTCTTTCTCAATTATATACCAAATATGTTTCAAATGACAAATATTGTCATTAAACCATTGTTTATTTCTACAAACTAACACGCAACTGAATTGTTCCAATTTCCAATAAATTGTTTTCATAAAAGTATATTTAAATTCTGGATTATTTTCATAATATTCTAATGTATTATCATGCCATTTATCTATATCATCTGGATGTATTAATTCAATAGGTCTATATGCATAAAATGGTTTTCCTTCTTTTGTATGAAAATAAATTATTGAACCTTTTAGTTTATTATCTTTAGATAAACATATATTGTTAAATTTATTACCGTCCTCATCTTCATACAATTCATCAGTTGTATCTTCTTTGTATGTTTCAATATCAGTGTATTCTATAAATTTAGTTTCTAAAAAGTCACATTCATTAAGGTCACATACTTCCATTTGAAGTTGCATTTGAATCCAATATTCTTTCTTAGGGATTCCATCTATTTTACGATTCACAATATTTTTAATTTCTAACATACGTCCATATCTTTTTGATGTTTTATCTATGTTAATTCCATCTGGAGAAGCACCTAAAAATTTGTATATGTCGTGTTGTATACACCCAAAATCCTCAATTTTTGTGTAATAAGTTTGCTCATAAATTTTTACAGAAAGTGGTTCATATTTTTGTCCCCAATGAAGCGGGGTATTTGTATTTACCATTACAACATCTTGTATAATTTTTACATCATTATCTCCATTGTTGTCATCAAATTTTGGATTCAACGGTAAACATTTTTCATAAATAAGTTGATTTTGAGCACTTTGGGAATCAAATGCTTTATATGCGTTTGAAGCAGTAATTAAATTATGACGAAATTCATACCATTCAGGTGTTCTTTGTGGAGGTTGTGGTTTATTACGTATTTTTATTATCTGTTTATTGAGTGTATCTATATCTGGTTCTTGTAAAATAATCGTATCATTATATGAACGTGGGTGCATAACATATGTAAAGAAGTCTTTCTTAGCATGTTCAATAATTTCTTCCAATTCTTCTTGCGCATCTTCATTATGAAATATGTCATTTTCAAAATGAGAATTCATTAATTCATAAATATTTTCATCAAACATATCATCAAAATCTGGTTCAGAAATAATGTCATAATTGTCTTTAATAAATTCTTCCATTAAATGTAAACATGTTTGATATAATTCTAGTGATTCTTCAACTGTAAAATATGTAATGTCTTCATCAGGAACAATAAGATGCGTGATATCTACTAATTCAGAACTCATGATTATATAATATATATGGTTATTTTTAAACTGTTATTGTTTAAATCAATTTTTATCCGTATTATCCACCTTTAGAAGAAGTGGAGACAAATAAACACATATTTTTAACCGAATGGAAGGTTTAATTTATGTAGTATCATCTTCATCATCAGAATTATTTATATTTTTTATATTTTTAACGGTTCCTTGTTTTTTCTTGGGTGCTAATCCTTTTAATGTAGATACTCTTTTATCTATATTTTTAAGTGTAAAATGATTAGATTGTTTATTATAAAACAATGCCGGAATATCTTTAATTTCACCGGTATCTTTATTATAATTAACATCTTTAACTCGTTGTAGTTTTTTTTTATCAAGACAATCTCTAAAAAATGATAATAAAATATTATATTCTGAATCAGTCAAATTGTTTGTTATTTTATAATTTTCTGCAAATAAAGCGAGTTTCTTTATTTTAGCAGTTTTATCTAATTTACTCCATGGTTCAATTGAATTTGTAATTTTTTCATTTTCAAGAAATTTATCCAAATTTGCCAAATCAGTGGATGATTTGCTTTCAGGCCACGGCATACCGTTTAAGATCATAGATTTATATTTAAGTGTTTTTAATTCATTACACTCAGTAGGTTGGTTTTCTGGTATCATTATATATAATATAATGTTAAATTGATTTTAACTCATTTTTGAATAATATAAATAACTATGTATATTAGAAATAGTATTTATATTGATTTTATAATAAAATATTATGGTATAAAAGTATAATGTTCGATAATGAAGAAAAAACAGTAAGAAAAATAGTATTTGAAAATACAAATACAAATATAAATAAATCTAAAAAAATACGTTGTGAAAAAGAAAAAAAGATGAGAGTAGAAACAAAAACTTGGGGATTAAAAGATGATGAATTATCTCATAATATCCAATTAGAGTTTATAATGTCTGATAATTTTATGAAAAATGAGAACAAAGATAAATATGTAAACAAACTAACAAGTCATATTAAAAACAAAATTTACAATTATAAACACCAAGATATATTAAAAAAAAAACTAAATGAAAATGAATTTGTTAGTTTTGAAGAAACTATAGACTTATTAAAAAAATGTAATATGACTTGTTGTTATTGTTCAAATAATGTTTATATTTTATATGAACACGTTAGGGAAATGAAACAATGGTCGTTAGATAGAATTAATAATGATATTGGTCATAATAGTGGAAATTTAGTAATTGCTTGTTTAGAATGTAATTTAAAAAGAAGAAGAACTAACAAAGATAAATTTATGTTTACAAAAAATATGGTTATAATTAAAGAGAATAATTAATATTTTAAAAAAAGATATAATAATGCATACTTCTTGGAAATGGAGCACAGGAGAAACCTATTATAAAAGTTCCAGACAATATAATACAAATGATTCACAAAAAAACGCAATAAATCAGTCATTAGCAGATAAATCGTTTTTTAATCAAGACAATGAATTAATAAATATAACAAATTCATTGTTTTCTAGAAATCAAAATGTTAGTGGAACACGACGCGAAGATTTAGATACAAAAATAGCAGACCGTGAAATGATTTCTCAACGTGGTGTAAACCCATTTTTACAAACAAGTTATGTAAATGATGTTGTTGCGCGTGATATGTTTTTAAAGCCAATGAATACTACTTTTGAGACTCCAAAAGAAAAATCAAAAGAAGTGTAAAATATATGAACTCAATTGTATTTATATGCTTTTAACACACATAGTATGAAGTAATCTGTTTGCTAAGTATGCTAAAAATGTGTTTAATAAAATGAATATAGAATTTATAATAAACATTGTATTTACTTTCTTAATATGTGTAAATATAAAGTATACAATGGATAATACACTTGTGACAAACATAATGCCAAAGGCAATAGATAAAATATAGAAATATACGCAATAATCTCTTGGCAATGGGCCGAAATATGTATCCATAAAATTATCCATAATAATATTTATTTAGATATTATTTTGTAAATTCGTAGTAAAATACAAAATAATTTAATTTAGCAATAAAACAACTTAAATAAATTTTTAAATGCTTAAATAATGAACAATTATAATTATACAACTCAAAATGATTTATTGCTTAAAAACTTAATATCATTTTACAAAACAGAGGATGAAAATGGTGTATATAATCCTGACAATAATTTGGACAAAATGTTAAAAATAATAACAGGTGAATCTAAAATATCATTACGCATTGTAGATTGGTTTGCTACGAATTATGCTAAAAAATTTTACACACTTTATATAATTGAAGGAACAACAGATAATATAACTCGTCGTTTCAAAGTTTATGATGATTATAAGCTCAAGTTGAAAGCATACAGTAAAAAAAGGTTCGACCCATTTTGTAGATGGGACCGTATTAGTATTCCATATACAAATGGAAAATTTATTGAGACCACAATTGGTCAACTGAATTTTTTTAAATGGGCTCTAGAGAACCGTGTGGTTGAATATATTGAGCAAAATTATACTGAAATAGAAAAGGATATGAATAATAGAAATAGCACTTCTAAACGAAAAGAAACAATTACTGACAATACAAAGACACGAAAAAAGCGTGAGGAGTTATCTATATCAGCTACAAAAAGTATTAAAAAAGAAAAGGTTGAGATAGTTGTGCAGTTCCATTAATTGATAAATACGTATCATTGAAAGCGAGAATAAATTATTTATATATAAGAGTAATATATGAATAATATTCAGAAACGTTTTTTATTGTTTTTGATTGGGTGTATGGGAGCAAGATTTATGTTAGTATATTTAGCAAAAGAAACTAACAAGACATTTTTAATGTATATGGGATATATTGCAATAATTCCAGCATTAGGTTTCTTTTATTTATATTTTAGTGGAAAAAGACAAACTGGTGATGAGGTTTTTGGAGATAAAATTTGGTGGAATAAATTAAGGCCTATTCATGGTTTATTATATTCGTTATTTGCGTATAATGCTATTATTGGAAATAATAATTCTTGGAAGTATTTGTTAGTTGATGTATTAGTAGGACTCAGTAGTTTTTTGATTTATCATTATAATAATGGAGATTTCAGTAAATTATTGTAAATTATTATGTTATTATTTAAAAACGAATAATATAATTTAGATATGGGAAATGTACAATCAATGACAAAAATTAATTATGAGGATATGCAAAGCGTTATTAAAAATCCAGAAATATATGTAATAATAAATACGTTGCCACAAAATGAACAAAATTGTCTTATAGTAAATACAATATTGTCGAATGACGAAGAAAATATTATGAATAAATTAATAAATAGCAATAAAAGTATTCGAATCATTATATATGGAAAGAATTGTAATGATGAAAGTGTTGAAAAAAAATATCAACAATTAATTAAATTAGGATTTTATAATGTGTATGTTTATTTAGGTGGAATGTTTGAATGGTTAATGCTTCAAGATATTTATGGAAAAGATTTATTTCCTACAACAAAAAAAGAGTTGGATTTATTAAAATATAAACAAAATAAGTTATTAAGTATAGGATTATTAGAAAATTAATTATATGTAAAATCCAACTTTAATCCAATATTAGACAATTGATCTGCTCGTGTATTGTTATTGCGATAAATATGTTTAAATTGTATTATATCAAATTTAGATGTTAGTTCAATCGCATATGTATATAATTCAATTAAATTTGGTGAATTACATTTATATATGTTATTCATTTGTTGAATAACTAATAGGCTATCACCTTGAACAGTTAATGCCTTAATGTTTAATTCTAATGCTTTTTCTAATCCTAGAATTAAACCGGAATATTCTGCATAATTATTGGTAACTCTTTCTCCTACATATTTACGTCCTGCCCAAGTTTCAGTGCCATTATGATATATAACAGCTCCACAACCACCTTTTCCCGGATTACCCTTACTGCAACCGTCAAACCGTAATAAATATTCTAATGTTGGTGCTATTTTTGAAGTTTTATTAAAACTGAACATTCTAAATATATTATATGTCGAAATGTATTTAAATATGTTTATTAATATATTATAATGAATATTGTGAACTTGTTAGTTTCGATATGTTTGTTAGTGTTAAATCCGTTATTTGCAAGTGAATGTCCAATAGTAACAACATTTGAAGATAGAAGAAATAATAAAAGTAGTTTGCGATTAATGCAATTTAATGTAGAATGGTTATTTATTGATTATTATGAACCAATGAATTGTCCTGGAAACGGGTGTTCTTGGCATACAGTTGCCGAAGCAGAAACGCACTTGTCATATGTAGCAGATGTTATTATGGAATTACAACCAGATATAATAAATTTATGTGAAGTAGAGAGTTGTAATGAGTTGACTATGTTAAAAGACAAATTAAATACAACATATAATACATATTTAAAACAAGGAACAGATACTAGCACAGGACAAAATGTCGGAATGCTAACAAAAATAGACCCGCTTGTTAGTTTGTATCGAAGCGAAGACAAAATTAAATATCCTATGTTAGGGACAAAATGTGGAACCACAAACGCCTTTGGAACAACTGGAGTCTCGAAACATTATATTACTGAGTTTAAATTAGGTTCAAAAAATGTGGCAATGATTGGAGCGCATTTATTAGCTATTCCGACAGACCCAGAACGTTGTGTTCAACGAGAAGCACAGGCACAAGTTCTTCAAAACGTTGTTAGTTCATATGTTAACAAAGACTATGAAATAATTTTGATTGGAGATATAAACGATTATGATAGTGAAATTTTGGATTTAAACTTAAACAAGCCTACTTCACGTGTATTAGATATATTAAAAGGGTTGGATGGAGATAAAAAAGGTTCATATGTACTAACAAATATTGCGTCCAATATTGTTCAAACCAATAGATATAGTGATTGGTGGGATTCGGATAATAATTGCAATACATCTTCGCAACAAGATTTGTCTATGATAGACCATATATTAGTAACAAGCGGAGTTCAGGCACAAATAATAAATGCGTTTATTTATCACGGTTACGACGAATATTGTGGTAAATTGAATTCAGATCATTGGCCGGTTGTAATTGACTTATACCTTTACTAAAGGTATATAAAAAGTATATAAAGCTATTTATACTTGTTAGTATAATGCAAGTGAATATTTGCCCACGACTTATAGCAAAAGCAGTATCTAATGGTGCATGTTATGTTTATAATGGAGGTGTTGGTATTGCAAGTAGCAAAATTCCACTAGGAGTGTATGCTACACGAACATATAAAAAAAATGACACAATTCATATATTGGAAGGTAAACTTTCAAGTAGTCCATCCAGAAATAGCATTCATATAGGTTATGATATGCATGTAACAGATGAATATGGTTCGTTTATTAATCATTCATTTGAACCAAATATTAGAATTGATTTTAACAGATTAATAGCAATAAAGGATATTAATGTTTATGATGAAATTACATTTAATTATAATGATTCGGAATTAGAATTAGCAGAACCATTTGAGGATGATGGAAATCTAGTGGTTGGAAATAAACGGTAATATAAAAATATAGGTTAAACTAATTATGGATAAATGAATGAATTTGTTGTAACCATTGTTCAACTATTTTTTCGTTGTCATAAATATCAACATTTCCATCTAAAACTAATTTATTAGAAGTAAATGATTGCAAAAATTCTTCGTGATAATTATTACAATCTTTTAAATATTCTAGAGGTATAAATTCTTCGCCTTCTCTGGCACGTTTATGAATTCTTTCATAGCATTTGTCAGGATTCGCATTTAAATATACAGCAGCATCAATTGGAAAATCATTTGCAAATTCATCAAACCAATTTAAATATATTTGATAACATATGTCTTCAATTTTGTGTTTATCGTATAACATTTTTGCAAATACATATTTATCTGTATATAAACTACGTTCTGTAATAATTATATATGGAGAATCATCATTATCATCAT